AATATCACTTGCAAGTGCTGACACATACCACAGAACATCACCAAGCTCCTTGGCAATGTCATCAAGTTCATTACCATAGAACTCGAAAGAACCAAACTTACTCTTTCGGATATTCTTCTTCACCTTCTCTGCGACCTCACCAGATTCACCAGACAACCCTAGTGTTGGATACACTACCTTGGCATTGTCTGGATAGATAGCAGTGGTCTTCGCAAACTCTTGGTATTCATCAAATGTCATTTCTTTTCCCAACGATAAAAAATGTGGTCACCAATCTCTGTTGTTCTCGTCTTGGTCCTTGCCCAAGATGGACTGACATAATCAGCATGGTAATGTGTAGCACCATCAGTTATATCAACGAATCTTATATCATTATGCATCATTAATCGAGCAAAGTCAAGTATCTTTTTGTAAGATTCTTCATTTTTTACATCATCTGGTTTACCATCACAATACCAACTGAACTGGCACTTGTTTCTAATAGGAATAGGTAATCCAGTTTTCCATGATTTTTTCATTTGTGCTTGAAGGACTACTCCACACACAGTATTTGGAAACCTCTCATCATTCACTCTGTTCATCACAACAGCAGACACAGCAAGTTTCCCTGCCGTGCCCTGATCTCTTGCTTCATGATACATGTTCATAGCAAGACATTCAACATGCTGATTATTATTAACTATTGATTTTTCGTTTGGAACAATATCTGTAGTAGCACCCACAAACATCAAACCAATAGCTACAATTTCATCTAATGCAGTAATTACATTTCTCCCAGTTGTGTTTCGAGATATTTGCGAGCATAGTCACCCGCCATGGTTGACCGAAACATCTCATCAGCAGAGGTGGCGATCTCATCAATGGTCAGTGATTCTCCGCCCAAGAATCCTGCGTACCGGCTTTGGTTTTCAGTATCCATCATGTAATCACAAAACTCTTCGATATCCATCATGTAGTTTTTCATCTTACTCATAACCATAATACTCCTTTTTGAACTCTTTCATATATTTACCACTGTCACGATGCGCTTCTATCTCCCAAGGCTGTCTTTCGTAAGCAGTCTTCAGATAGTTCCGATATTTGCCATCCCGACATTTCCACAACTTCTTGTAACCACCACGGAAACGGTCAATCAATTTTCTCGTTGCGTGCTGTTTCACATGTATCATCTCATGACAAACCGTGTCGATGAACTCTTCAACGCCCTCTGCTTTTGTCAAACGATGATCAACCTCAATCACAAAGTCACGGTCATCTTCTTCCTGATAACAGAACCCTCTGGCACCCTGTTCATATGTCTTGGTCAACAAGACAGTGATGTTCAGTGCCCGGTAGCGAGGCAACATCTTCTCTAGACAGAACCAGACAATCTCCTCGGCCAGTTCCCGGTCTTTCTTGACACCACCTGTAACTTCAAGACCAATCATCGTTATTTCCTTGTTCATCATCACTATACATATAATACGACATATAAGGGATATTGTCAAGGAAATAATGCACCAAAAAGTCGTTTATTTCCAGTTACTTGACATTTTTTTTAGGTCTATTTTTACTCGTTCTACCACTTCACCCCAACTTGCGGGTTCTTTTTGACGATAGATTCGCACTGATTCGTACCAAGGACTGGTATCGGGATAATCTCTTTCTCTAAACCAACGCCAATCAGCTGAGTAATGGAGTAACCCCCACGTTGGAATACCTAATGCTCCACCCATATGAATAGGTGCAGTATCTGTCGATATCAATAAGTCTACCTGAGACAGGATATCGGCTGTATCAGAGAAGTCTTTTATTCTCTCACCAACGCTTGGTAAGAGGTCTTTAGCTTCTGGATTGCGTCTATAGTCAAACATAGCAGTGCCCTTCTGTATGCTTATCATATTGACGTTAGGAAGCTCACAGAGAGGTAGTATCGTTTCAAAGGGTATAGAACGTCGAGTATCAAGTCCACTCGACTCCCACACCAACGCTACATTCATACCCTCACCAGACAGGTTCCAATCCTTACGATAAGTTTTTGACAGGAACCCATCAGCATGAGGTATATTTTTGATGGTAGCTTCCAGAACTCTAGGAAGACTCATCAGGGGAATTTTGAAGTCTATGTTTGAAATGTCCTGTAAAGCACCTTCCACAACATCCACATCTTTTAGAATAGGACTATCTTTGAATATGCCATAAAGTTCCTTGTAGCAAGAGAATATAACTTTACCACCTAATTTTGCCACCTCTGCCACATATCGACTGAACTGTATGTTATCACCAAATCCCTGCTCACAATATATCAATATGGTTTTACCCTCAAGAGGTTGACCATCCCACAACTCAATGTGAGACAGCCTCTCTTGATTGAAAGCAAAGTTTTTTCCTAGTCTCCACGCACCATCTGACTTCAAGTCAACATAATGAAATCCTCTTTTGAAGTCTCCCATTTTAAGATAGTTCATACCAGTGTTCAAATTTGCTCTGGCAGGATTGTGATATCCTAGTTTTATTGATTGCTCATAGCAAGCAAATGACTCTGCAAACTTAGATAAGTCATGCAGTATGATTGCTAAATTATAGTATGCCCGTGAATCTTCTGGGTCATCCACAATCAACTGCCTATAACATTTAGCTGCTGACTCAAAGTCTTCCTTTTCTAGAAAGTCAGCAGCAACATATTCTAGTTCTTTAAACTCTGCTTGTAATGTTTGCTGGTCCATCTACTGATACATGCCTATTATGTTCAACAACCATATAGTTGTCATCCCAATTGAAAGCTTCTTTAACTACATTATCAGACAATCCCTTATACATTGTATGCAGAGACTTGTCCTTTGCAGAAACTAAGACTTCAGCTTCATTCTTATGAAGTCCTTCTAGGAGTTGAACAAACATTGCCTCCCTTTTTGATTGAGTAATAGCGTTATTGCCACCTTGAATATAATGATATAACCTGTTTGCTTCAGCAGCAAGCATGGTATGTTCTGTTCCCTCTGGCGCATCATTTGGAGTATATGGAACTTCACCAGCGGGAAGTGCCCAAATAATACGGGGGTCAAAAGATGCCTTGATCACCATGCGAAGAGAGGCCGAATTATGTTCCATCAAATGGTCAACTTTTTGTTTCTTTGTTTTCTTCTTAGAAAGTTTTTCTAGAATTTCAGATACTAGTGGTGTGTATGTATTGGGCATTAAAAATCTCCTATGCAATCCATTAGGTCACTCAACCTGTTTTGTATAAAATAATTTAGTAGTTTACTACGAGGGTTAGTTTTTGCTTCTTTCCATGTTTTTGTTATCTCTGAAAATAGCTCTTGAGGAGCTTCTGTTAGATCAATAAGCTTCTTGTTTCTTTGGAAATTACGTTTCACTTCATCATTAGGCAACACATCCTCAATGTTGTGTTCAACCCACGATTGGATTTTCTTTTTACCCAGAGGTTTCTGGCGCAATCCGTCTACAAAGGTATTGTCTGGGGAAAGAACATTAGGAACACCATCACTGGTATCTCCCCTTAGAATATGCTCATCTAGATATTCATTCCACACCATTCCATCAATAAATTTCTTGGTGATTGGACTATATTGTGTGACATTTTTATATCTCTGTAACTGAATGAAATCCTTGTCACCAGACAAGATTAAAGTCTTTCCATTGTCGGTCTCAAATTCATGAGTTAAAGTGTAGATGATATCATCTGCCTCTGCACCATAAACTTCCAATACCTTATATGGCATAAACTCAATCATCTCATCTTTGAACGCATTTAGAAACTCAAAGATATCATTCCAATCATGACTGGATGAATCTCTAGTCTTCTTGCGGCTTGCTTTATATTGGGGGAAAATATCTCTGCGCCAATAATGTTTAGAGTCATAGCAAATAACTAGCTCACCATACTCATCAAAAAATCTCTCACGATACATGCGAAGAGAATTGAGAATCATATGGCGAACCATACCAGCATCAACACTGCCCCTCTTCGTAATATTCAAATGCATCATCACGCTTGCCAGACTAATCTGGTTCATATCAACTAAAATCATTATAACCTCATGCGGGTGTTGGTTCTTCGTCTGTATCAAGTTCAACAATCTGAACTTTTTCAAGCAAGTCCAAATCAACCTGACTGTTCATGCTGTTCTTCTCATCAACATTAATTTTTGTTAGCATCTCCATAACTCTACTCATAGGATGCACTAATCCCATATCACGGTAAATTGTGCTTTTGACTGCCTCGATAACAAATCCGATATCCCTAACGAACTCTTTGTCACCGATTTCAACGCCATTCTCTCCCATAGTATGTATCATCTGCACCAAACAAGATTCTGTCAAATCATCAGCAAACATAATATTTTCTTGCAGAGCAATAACATCAAGGTCAGGAACTACGACTTCCTTTTTTCCTTTTAGTTTCCACGGTCCCTTTATTACGTTTTGTGCGCTTGGGCTTTCCTTCTGGTCTTTCTTCATCACTGATACCTCTATCTTCGTTAAACATTTCTTGAGTGTAAACTGTCCCTAACAGTGGATAATATGTACCAACATCAAACTTTGGTTCTCCCTTTTTCGGTCCTTCCCAATAGTAAGCTTGAGCTAAACATCTATTGGATATTATTTTATCTTGATGTTCTCCATAAAACGTATCCACATAATCACCATCCTTTAGATATTTTAGCAAGTTACGAACATATGCTTCGTGAGATGCTTTACGAGCAGTTGCACCTTTCACATCTGCCTTCTCATTCTTACGTTCCATAGATACGAGTTCTTTTTGTGTCTTAATCCAAACCTTTACCTTCTTTGGAGTTATTGGATAATCATCTGGTAGATCACGCAAACTCTCATGAATGCCCGTCATACCATAGTCAGGGTTCTTAGCAGCACGGGCAGCACGGGCTTTCTCAAGACGCTCTGCCGCAGCAACCTTCTGCTCATCCGTCATAGGTTTGCGTTTCTTGCGAACCTTCTTCTTTGAAGGATCAGTCCAACCTTTGTTATCAGTCTTTGATTTAATTTTTCTAGTCATTGTA